ACGAGCAACCTGGACTTATGATGGTGTGAGCGCCAGTGAATATGCTTCTGAGACTCAGGGATATGTTCAAGGAGTATTAGGTAATGAATATTATGGCATACAATATAATTGTATCAGTAATGCCCTGGGGTCTAATGGAAACACATTTCAGGGAACAGAATATGCAAATACTGGGTCTTCATTTGTAGCTACAGGGATTACTCCTACATGGGGTCCTTATCTGAATCAAGCATCAGGAGGGTGTGATTTAATTAATAATGGAACAGCTCCTGTTGATTACGGAATAAATACCATGGTAATACCTAAACCTAATTCCACTCCAGGCACTATACAGTTTGTAATAGACGGCCCTCTTTGTAGTCAACAAAGATTTTCATTAGAAGTAAAGTGTCCGGCTCCATTGTCTTCTATGCAAATGTTTTATGGCCCAGGAGCTGATTGTATTGATGCAGCTAACTTTCCTTTATCTGCTACTTACTATTATCATAACCCTAACGGGAATGCATACCCTCAGCTTCACGACTGGGTCTTTGCGGATATTAACGGGGTAACTCCTCTGGCAGATGCTTTCTATTGGGTGTTCGACCCTAACTATCCTGCCGCTGGAAACATAGCATGTATAGAAGTAGAAAATGGTGTAATAAAAACTAAAGTATAAAAAACATAACTATGTCTGAATACGATTCTAAAACTTTATCATATAGCGGCGAGGCTGCGGGATGGCCTTCTTTCTACTCTTTTATTCCGGAAATGATGGTGGGTATGAATAGTTATTTCTATAGTTTTAAAGGAGGTAATTTATATAGACATAATACTAATGACCTGCGTAACAATTATTATAATGTGCAAGGGAGTTCTCAAATAACAGGAGTGTTTAATACTGAGCCTCAGACGATTAAGCTTTTTAAAACAATGTCTTATGAGAGTGATGAGGCATGGACGTGCACTTCATTAATCACAGAACTAAGCACAGGGTCTATGTTAGATACTTACTTTGTCCAAAAAGAAAGAGAGTGGTTTACTTTTTTAAGAGAAAATACATCTACTATAAACTGGAGTGCTCGATCTGCTAATGGGATAGGTACTTGTACTACCGTTTCAGGATTCCCTGCAGGAGTTACTATCCAATTTACTATAGAAATAGGAAGCATAATAAGTGTGGGAGATTTTATATATAGCTCTACTCCTGGTGTTTATCCGTTGCCGGCTGGGCCTCAAGTTTTTAATGGTAAAGTTACGGCGGTAAATAGAAATCTTAATAATATAATAGTAGACTGTACAGCTTCGGACCCAGCTGGAACTGTAGGTGTAGTGCCTTCTAACAATGTATATGTTATGTTTATGAAAGATGCACAGGCAGAATCTCATGGAGCTCGAGGTTATTTTATGCAATTCACGTTAGAAAATGATTCTATACAACCTGTAGAATTGTTTTCTGTAGGGAGTAGTGTAATGAAAAGTTATCCATAGATTTTTGTTATCTTTGCATAAATGAAATTAAATGTATTACCCTTAAAGGAAGAGGATTATGAAAAGATTCTTTGTGAGTGGTGGAAACAATGGAGATGGACTCCTCCCTCACGAGATTTTTTGCCAGAGAATGGTACAGGAGGTTTTATAGTTTATGATGGAGAAACTCCTATTTGTGCTGGGTTTATGTACATAACTAACTCAAAAGCAACATGGTGTGATTGGATTATCTCTAACTTAAGGTATAAGGATAGGCAAAAAAGAAAAGACGCGTTAGAGTTGTTAGTAAAAACTATAAGTAATAAAGCAGAAAAATTGGGTAAGAAATATGTATACGCTTTAATTAAAAATCAACCTTTAATTAATATATATAAAAAAGTAGGGTT